GCAAGGTCTGCTGATATGCTATTTCCTTTAGATCTCATCAAAGATAAGTCTCAGCTTATCTTGGTTGAAGGTTTATTTGACATGCTAAATATGTGGGATAAAGGCTATGAAAACACTGTTTGTGTTTTTGGAGCTAACAATTTTAATAAACCTAAGTTAGATGTTCTGGATAAAATTGGTACTACTTATGTAGAAATACTATTTGACGGCGACGAAGCTGGTAAAAACGGAGCAAAAAGAATAGCAGAAATGTTAGATAAAAGGTTTATTCAATCAAAGATTATTAACCTACCTAAAGATACAGATCCTGGAGATCTTTCTCAAGAACAACTAAATATGATTTTACCAAAGGATAGATATAATAATGGCAAATAATGTAGCTTTCGTATTTGCATCAGCAGCAGAAAAGAACCCTCAAATCATGAGTAAGTATTTTTCTGAAGAGTTTGATGTTCACTTTTTATGTTCAAAACCTAAAGACAAGATTTTGAAGAAAGATATTGACTTAGACATGTCAATTCTTGACTCGTACAAAGTTGTATGTCCTGTAGGAGCAGAACCACTAAAGTATGTAGCGGGGCTTACTGGTATTACTAAGTACAACGGCATGTTTATTGAAAAGAAGTACATTCCGTTTTTACACCCCAATATGACAGTCTTTAAGCCGCAGTATGAAGATGATATTGTCAAAGCTAGTAATACATTGACTAAGGTTTTGTCAGGAGCTGTAGATTCAGAGATTAAGGATAAAGAGTACGCCTTTATTCAAACTAAGGAAGAATTTGAGAAACTAATAAAGAAATTAAATAGCGCAAATCCTATAGTAGTAGACATTGAAACCTCTAGCTTGTCCCCTAGAACTGGTAATGTACTAGGCATTGCTTTATCAACTAGAGCGCACGAAGGCTACTATATTCACTCAGACGTAGTTGCTATATATAAAGACTACTTTCATAACCTATTTAAAACAAAAAAGTGTATTCTTCATAACGCAAAATTCGATATGAATTTTATGGTGTATGAATATGGTTTTGAATTTCCAGACTTTGAAGATACTATGTTGATGCATTACTGCTTAGAAGAAGCAGTAGGAACGCACGGACTAAAACCCTTAGCTTTAAGGTTCACCGATCTTGGAGATTATGAAAAAGAGCTAGACGAATATAAAAAAGCTTTTGCTCGTAAAAACAAGATTAAGCTAGAAGATTTTAATTATGGTATGTTACCTACTGAAATCTTAGCTCCTTATGCTTGTAAAGATGCTGATGCTACTTTTCAACTTTACCACAAGTTTTCAGATAAAGTACTAGGCAATAAATACTTTTCAAAACTATATAATGAAATTCTCAAGCCAGCCACAACTGCTTTAATGAGGTTAGAGCAGAATGGTGGTCCTATTGACTTCAAAAACTTAGCAAAGTTAGAAGAAGAATACACTATTGATATTGAAGAGTGCTTAGCAGAGATAGAAATGCACGAAGACGTAAAAACCTTCGAGCGTATTCATAATAAGACTTTTAATCCAAATAGCACTCAACAACTTCAAGAACTGTTTTTTAAGATAATTAAACTTAAGCCAACTAAGAAAACAGAAACAGGAGCATGGTCAGTAGATAAAGAAGTTCTTGGAGAATTAAATCATCCACTAGCTAAAGCTATCTTAGATCTTAGAGAAAAAACTAAGATGCTATCTACTTACATCTCAAGTATTAGAGACGGTGTAGATTTTGATAATAGACTAAGAAGCGGTTTCAATATTCATGGAACTACGTCAGGTCGTTTATCTAGCTCTGGAGTACTTAATTATCAAAATATTCCAAGAGATAATAAAGATATTAAAAAGCTGTTCAAAGCTAGACCAGGCTATAAGATTGTACAAGGAGACTTAGGTACAGCAGAGGTTTATATCGCTGCAGCACTAAGTAACGATAAGTTTCTACAGAAAGCGTTTATTGAGAAACTAGATTTCCATTCTTATGTTGCAAAACAGATTTTTAATCTTCCTTGTGATGTAAACAGTGTAAAGAAAGAATTTCCTGATAAGCGTCAACATGCAAAGGCTATTACTTTCGGTATCATGTATCAAGCTGGGCCAGCAAAAATTGCAGAAACAGCTAGTGTTAGTACTAATGAGGCTAAACAATTTATTGCAAAATATTTTAGAGAAGCCTACGCGCTTAAAAGCTATATCGAAGATAGTAATAACCAGATTGAAAGTAACGCTTTCATCTATAGTTTCTTTGGTCGTAAACGCAGATTGCCTGAGTCAAGGTCTCCTAATCAGGGGGTAGCTAAACATGCTATTAGATCTGGAGTTAACTTTCTAGTTCAGAGCGTGGCCTCAGACATTAACGTTCTAGGATTAATTGATCTAGTTAAGTGGATAGACGAGGCCGGCTATCAAAATGATATCTTGCCATTCACAGTGGTTCATGACTCAATTGTTGCAGAAGTTAGAGAAGATCTAGTTGACCTATATATTGAAATGACGAAAAAGTTTATTCAAACAGATAGAGGCTGCTCCATTGATGGATGCCCTATTGGAATGGACTTTGAATTAGGTCCAAGCTGGGGTGAACTCGAAAATTATAAAAAATAGCATCAGATACAGAAAAGAATGCAATGAGTTATAATGTGTATCACCTAATTGTCACTTATAGAATAAGCATTTATTCTCATTTAAGTGTTGACTAATAGACGATAGTTTTATAAAATTAAAATAGTACCTCTAAAAAAGGTACTATTTTTATTGAGGAGGGAAAAGGTCTTGCCGACAAGCAAGGTTTTTTAAAAGGAGTACGAGTATGAAATCAACACTTATTAAGACAGTGTTATTAGCTATTATGATGTCTGGTTTTGTAATTACTAATCAAGCATTAGCAGTGCCAAGAAATAACTCTGATATAGGGGTGGGGATCCAAAATAATTCAACCACTGTAAAGAAACAAAAAAATAACAAGAAAAAAGTAACTACAAATAAAAAGAAAAAACCAGTAAAAGTACAACAAAATAATCCCCAAACTGTTCAACAAAACACACAAAACTTATACTTTTTTTCCGAGCAAGATGAGACTGCAGCTCAATATTGGGCTAGAGAACAAATGAGAGACAGACAGTTAGCAGTCTCTAGAGAAGGTTTACAGGCTAAACCAGTAGTACATAGAAATCCTACACCATCTGCAACAAAAAAACCAATAGCAAAGGCTAAAGACTGGGTAGGTTATCACGCAAAAAGAGATAGAAATGAGCTTAAAAGATTTTTAAGTGAGGGCAATCACATAAAAGTAGACCCAGTTTCTATAGCGTGGTGCGCAGCTTTTATGAATGCAGTTCTTAAATCTTCTGGATACGAAGGAACTAATAGTTTACTAGCTAGAAGTTTTCTATCATATGGAACAGTAGTAAAAGAACCACAACAAGGTGACATAGTAGTATTTACAAGAGGAAGATCCTCTGGAACAGGTCACGTTGCATTCTTCGATGGTTATGAGTATATAAATAACATTAGATATATTAGAGCCGTAGGCGGCAACCAAAACAAATCAGTAACAGTTGGGCTTTATCCAGCACATAGATTAATTGGGGTTAGAAGAATAGCATGAAACTTATAGATTCAACTGATGAGCGGTTATATAAATCAGCCGTTCGTGTTGATAACGCAAAGTCCCTAAGCATTAAATTGCTTAGGGATAAATTAATAAAAATTATGAAAAAATATAAGGGTATAGGGTTGGCTGCTAATCAAGTAGGCAAAGAAGAAGCAGTTTTTATAATGTACAAAGATGGTAAAATAATTACATGTATAAACCCTAGTATTTCATGGCAATCTGATGACAAAGTAGAAATGGATGAATATTGTTTAAGTTTTCCTACCATTAAGATAAATCTTAAACGCTCTGCTAAAATAATAGCGGAATATACAGATATAAAAGGAAATAGAGTTATTCAAAAAATGTCTGGTATAGAAGCTAGATGTTTTCAACACGAGTTAGATCATTTAAGTGGTATAACTTTCATACACAGACAAAATGAGCAAATTCAGTAAAATATCTTTTCCTATATTTGGAATAAAAAATGTAGTACAGTTTGAATTTACTATTGATAAAATTTTTACGACAATAAATAATCAAAAATATATAGTAGATGATAAAAACATAAAAAATCAAGAATATCTAAGTAGATTAATAGAATTAGACTCAAGAAAAGACTATCAAAGAATAAAATTCGACTATACCGTAAGAAATATAGAAGAATTGCTAAAATCAAACTGTAAACTAGGAATTGATAGCCTTGGAAATATTCATAATTTTGAAATAAAAGAGCAATTTAAATATTCTGAGAGAGAAATAATAAAAACTAAACTTCCTTACTTCTGGTTTAAAAATATTAGCTACCCTTTTAAAATTAATGTAGAAAATATATCAGAGATAGAAGAAAATAAGTCTTTTTACTACGGAAAATTGACTTATATTAATAAAAATTGGTATTTTTTAGGTTTAACAGACGAAAAAACTAATAAAAATACAATCTGGCTATAAATGATAAGTAAATTAAACATAAAATCTGCAACAATATCTGATAAAATATATATAAAAGAGGAGGATATTGAAGATATCTCATCTTTTGAAAACGCTTATACTTATCAAATAGTAGATGACTTTCACTATACTTATGAATATAACGATGTTAACGGTGTTTATGCAGTTCCTAGTAATTCTTATCACAAATTAAAAATTGAAACTGTTGAAGATCTAAGAAATTTTGAAGATGCTACCCAAAAGTTTTCTTTTAATGGATCTCTGAGACCAGAACAACAGGTAATGGTTGATTCTTTTTTTCAAATAAATGACAGAATTAGAAGTGGGTTATTTCAAGCACCCTGTGGTTGGGGTAAAACTTATGTAGGTTGTAATCTAATTGCTAGAGCTAATAAACCAACTCTTATTTTACTACATACTAAATTATTATTTAGACAATGGATTGAAGAATTAGAGAAACAAATACCCGGAGTAAAGATTGGTAAGGTAGGAGACGGTCTTTTAGATATACAAGAAATTACCGTTGGTATTTATAAAAGTGTTTTAAATAATATAGATGATTTACATGATAGATTTGGGCTCTTGTTAGTAGACGAAGCTCATTTGTGTCCAGCAGATATGTTCTCTCAAGCAGTAAACTCTATTAATTGTAGAGCTAAAATAGCTATCAGTGCCACTCCCAGAAGAAAAGATGGTAAGCATGTCGTATTAGACGACTATTTTACTACTTTTAAGTCTTATGCCGAAGACCCTCGTGTTTTAGCCATTCCTATGGTTGAGATTTATCAAACAGATATAAGATTTAATGTTTTAGATCCAAAAAGAGATTGGAGTAAGCAAACTAATAAACTTGCTTTGAATTCAGAGTTGCACCGGCTAATTGCTGAAAAAGCCATAGAAAAAGTAAGTCAAGATAGATGCATTCTCATTTTAGGAGAACGTCTAGATTGGTTGAGAGAATTAAATAAATTAATACCTAACTCAGTTCTTATGATTGGCGGCACACTAGAGGAACAAAGAAAAGAAGTCTTAGAGAACGTCGGTCCTAAGTATAAAGTAGTTCTAACAACTAAACTATTCGATGAGGGTATTTCCTGTCATAGACTAGATACTCTATTCTTAGTATTCCCCTCTAATAATCCTATTAAACTAGAACAAAGAATAGGCAGAATAATTAGAGAACATCCAGACAAGCAAAGACCTTTAATATGCGACTTTTGGTTAGCAGGGGGAATAGTTCATAGACAACAAGTAAGTAGAAGAAATTGGTATATACAAAGAGGTTATACATTATAAATGTATTACTTTAATTGGTATGAGTTGTTACATAAAGCCAAAAAAGATCAAGATTCAATAATTGTTTTGACTTATGCTTCAACTTTTAGCTATAATAAGAAAATAGCAAATAGTTCATTAGACTTAATAAAAAAATTAAATGTTTATAGAATACCAAACTGGCTAAATAGTTATTTAGTAATTAATAAAAAGTTTGAGATATTTAATAACTATTTAATTGAAGAACCACAAAGTTATTTTAATAACCCATCATTTTTATTAGCTGTAACTCCTGTAGTATATAAGATTCAGTATCTATGGCTATTATCACACAGAAAAATTGAAGATAGAAATAACTACATAAATAAAGATTATTTTAAATTAAAAGAAATAGATGGCATTAAGAATAATCCATTTATTTGTATTGAAAAAGATAAAATTGTATTTATCTTAGAAAATACCTACACAAAATGAACTTAGTTCAACACGAAAGGAAACACTAAATATGGTATCTTGGGACAAAGCAAAAGGCAATACTGGATCTGGATCATCTAGTAGAAAAGAAATTGAAAGAATTAATATTGGTATTGGAGACACTAAGCTAAGACTAATTGGGGAAGTGTTGCCTAGATATGTATATTGGGTTGTAACTACAGAAGGAAAGAAGATGCCTGTAGAGTGTCTTCGTTTTGATAGACAAAAAGAAACCTTTAATGATAGCATTAAAGACCCAATGAAAGAAATTGACGAAGAGATTTACGCAGAAAAGCCTCAGTTTGCTTATGTATGTAACGTAATTGATAGAACTGATGGCAAGGTCAAGATTTTTGATCTAAGGTCTACTATTTATAAGCAGATTGTAGATTATGCTACAAATCCAGATTATGGCAATCCAGCTGATGATGGAGCAGGATATGACATTACAATTAAGAAAGAAAAGACAGGACCTCTTCCTCAGAACGTAAAGTATTCTGTAATCCCTGCCAGAAATAACTCAGCTCTTTCTGAAACTGAAAAGAAGCTAGAGCTATTCGAGCTTGATAAGATTTATAAGAGGCAGACTTATGAAGAGCAAAAAGAGTGGTTGCTAAAGAATACCGCTTACTTTACCGGAGACTCTTCTGACGAGTTTAGACCAGAAAAGCCAGAGGATCTTGATTAATGGTAAAAAAGTCACTAGGAGATTTTGATACTTCTAAGGCACTATTAGATGAAAGTGCAGAAAAGAAAGCTCTAAGAATTGACGAACAAGGGCAGGCTCAAGTAGACCTAAATGTTCTTAGAGAAAAGTGTAGCGTATTTTTCGCTACTCCATGTTATGGTGGATTAGTTACTGATCAGTTCTTCTTAAGTATCTTTAAGGCTTCTCAAGAATTAGTAAGACATGGCATTACTTTTAGACTAACTACTCTAAGAAATGAGAGCTTAGTTACTAGAGCTAGAAATATTCTGTCTGCTATGTTCTTAGAATCTGGAGCTACCCATCTATTCTTTATTGATGCAGATATTGAATTTGATCCTGATTCAGTAATTAGAATGCTTGCAATGGATAAAGATATTATTGCAGCGGCTTATCCTAAGAAAGCTCTACCAATTCAATATGCTATGAACTTTAAGTATATTGATCCTGTAAAAAAGCAGATCCGTGTAGAAAACGGAGCTGTTGAGGTTTGGGACGCTTCGACCGGGTTCTTCTGCATTAAGCGTGAAGTTTTTGAAAAGATGATGCTCGCTTATCCTGATCTACACTATAAGAATGATAGTAATATCGATCCTAAGTTACAAAAATTCTGCTATGCGTTTTTTGATACAATGATTGATAAGGATGAGAATGGGGATAATAGATATCTATCAGAAGATTATACTTTCTGTAGACTGTGGCAGAGATTAGGTGGTGAAATTTGGATGGATCCAAATACAAGACTAAACCATATAGGCTCTTACACATTCGAAGGCGATCTAAGTAAGATTATCGGTACAGGTAGATAATTTTAGGCATAGCTCTGGCGACGCCACGCTTATGCACTCCGTGCAACGCAATATGTCTCTCCGAGACAACGTAATCGAACACCGTGGGGGGTCGCTCTTGAACAGCTGATCACCTGCGGTGTTTTCGTTATCACCTATATGCAATAAGAATAGCATACTTTTTGATCTCCGTCAAAATTAAAATTTTAAATTAGGATTACTACATGAAAATTCTACATAGTGCTGATTGGCACATAAATTTACACAGAAAGAAAGTACCGTCAGACTGGAGTGCTAATCGTTTTAGACTCTTTTTTGATGAGCTACACAAACTAGAAGATAACCATGATATTCATATTATCTCTGGTGATGTGTTTGATAGGAAACCAGAACCAGATGAAATCTGCTTATTTCTAAGATATGCGAATGCAGTTCGCATACCAACATACATAATTCCAGGTAATCACGAAGCTACTAAAAAAGGGGAAAGCTTCCTTGAGCATTTTCACGAAGACTACGCAATTACAAATCCGAATTTGGTTCTTATTACTAAAAACAGACGTGAAGTTATTATGGATCAGAAGTTTTACTTTTTTCCGTATGGTGAACTTCAAAAGGATAATTTATGGAGCGCTGAGGGAGATGAAGTTCTCATTGCTCATATTCGCGGAGAAGTTCCCCCGCATATTACGGAGGAATACAGTTTTGAGAAGCTTCGTGCCTGGAAACTCATACTTCTCGGTGACATACACTTTGCTCATAAGTACATGGATTATCCTGCTTGGTATAGTGGTTCTCCGATGAATACTAGCTTTGATCGTGATGATGGGAGAGACTATGGAGTTAATTCTATACAGTTTAATTCTAGCGACGATTATAGTGTTAATTTCTTACCACTAAAACTTCCAAAGCTTATTCGTAAAACACTAAAAGCTGGCGAGCAGATGAAGCAAGATAGCTTTAATCATACAATCTATGAAGTTACTGGTTCCGTAGATCAACTAGCTAGTATTAAAAACTCTGAGCTACTTGATAAGAAGATTGCGATTAAGCCTACAGAAAACTCTAAGCTAGATCTTAAAAACCTAAGCCTTTCAGAGGAGTTAAAGGTTTATTTGAACTATATAAAAGTATCTAACGTAGAAGAAATTGTAAAAGATTTTCAAGACTTAAATATCAATGCTAGAACTTAATAGAGTATACTGGGAGTATGATAACGGAGATTGGTGGAGACCTGATCCAGTTAAAGATGCTTTTGTTAATGTTCCAAGATATAGAAGGCATGGACCTTCTATAAAGCATGATCTTTTTATCTTAGCTGAACAATTCGCTAGGCTATATAGTGATTATAAATTCTATATAGCACTTAGCGGAGGGATAGATTCTGAGATTACCGCGGAGACCTTCTATCAGCTAGGAATTCCTTTTGAAGGTATTACTCTCAGACTTTTTGAAGGTAAAAACGACTTTGACTTACTATATGTAGAAGAGTTTTGTAAAACAAGAAATATTACTTCAAATATTGTAAATCTAAGTTTAAAAACCTTTGAAAACGAAACTATACCAAAAGCTACAAAGTATGGACAGTTCACTCATTCTCTAAGTCAAATAGCTTTAAGTCATTTGTATGATCATATGACTGATAAAGATATATTAATATACTCAGGGCATAATCCTGATATATGTAAGTTTGGTGTAGGATGGTGGGAAGACTCTCCTAATATGGTAAAGTATGCAATAAATACGAATAAAAACTTCTTTACTTTTACTAGTTTAGAACCGATATTTATGCACTATCTTAAAAACTATGATCCTAATCAACCTGGTGATAAGGATAATACTTTTATATATAACTGCTATACTAATCTAAAACGTAGAACAAAAAGAACTGGATGGGAAACAATAGGATATTTAGTAAGTGATTATGATCACTTACTAGTTAGACCTCAAAAAGTAGATAATGTAAGAGAAATTAGAGACAAAAGAGTTCGGTATGGACCGAAAGATTGGCCGGTATTTTTAACATGGAAATAACTTTAAAAAAACTCACATTTAATAATATGTTCAGTTATGGAAATAATAATGAGCTAGACATAAATAAAAATAAGATTACACAACTAACTGCTCCTAATGGTAGCGGTAAGTCAACAATAGCACTAATTATCCAAGAGCTTTTATTTTCAAAAAATATTAAGAATATCAAAAAAGGTGATATTGTTAATAGATACTCTAGCAGTAAAGACTGGGGAGGCTCTTTAGAGTTTCAAGTAAATGATAAAAGCTACAGTGTACAAGTAAAAAGAATTGGAGCTTCTAGTAAAGTAACATTACTAGAAAATGGTGTTGATATATCTGATCACAAAGTTCCAGACACTTATAAAAAGCTATCTAACATCTTAGGTATGGATTTTGAAGTATTTTCACAATTAACATATCAAAGCTCTACAGACTTACTAGATTTTATTAAAGCTACAGATACTAACAGAAAAAAGTTTCTAATCAATCTTTTTGGTTTAGAAAAGTATATTGCCATTGGAGATGTTCTTAAGATCAAACTATCTTCCCTAGAAAAAGAACTAGCTTCAAAGAATGGTGAGATTAAGAGTGTTAATTCATTTCTAGAAGAAAACCAAATAAAAGAAACTAAATCTTTAATTGAAGTACCAAACGTTGATGAATCTCTAAGACAAAAAATAGCTAGACTAAAGAATGAATTAGAAGATTATCAATCACAATGTAAAAAAATTGATAAGAATAATATGCTTGTCGAAGAGAGAGATAAGTTATTATTTGATATAGAACTAGCTGAACCGGCTTTATCTTTAAGCTTTAAAGAAGACTTTGAACAAGCCAAGACTACTATTAGTACTTTAAATACAAAAATAGCAGATAATCAAAAAAAGATTAAAGGCTTAGACACATCAGATAATTGTTATGCTTGTGGTCAACACATTGATAACTCTAGAACTAAGTTGATTAAAAATAGCTTAGAAACAGATATTATATCCTATCAAGAAGAATTGGTAGAAGTAAAAATAACTTACGATAGCCTAAGTAAAGAGTATAGCAACTACGAAAAAGCTTTAACTAAATATGTTAATAATCAAAAAGCTATAGAACGATTTGAACAATTAGCTCAATTAATAGACGATTCTATACCTAGAAAGTATCCTGACTATACAGAGATAGAAGAATCCTTAAGAAATTTTTCTAAGAATTTACGAGAGCAAGAAAAAGCTAAATCTGATGCACAAGATTATAATGAGCAAGTTAAGATCCATAATACAAAAGTAGAAGCCCTACAAGAACAAAAACGACAATTTTTAGTTAGACAACACCTATTGAATGATGATATAATTTCTTTATCGTCAAAAATTAAAAATATCACAATTTTAAGAAAGGCGTTTAGTACTACAGGTATTGTAGCGTTTAAATTAGAAAATCTAACAAAAGAGTTAGAAGACACAATTAATAAATATCTATCAGAACTATCTGATGGTAAATTTCAAGTAATATTTCGATTAGATGGTGAAAAACTAAATATAGTTGTAGTAAATGACGGTAAAGAAACTCCTGTAGAAACAGTATCTGGAGGAGAGTTTAGTAGAATACAAACAGCCATCCTTCTTTCTATAAGAAGCCTGTTATCTAAAATAGGCGGTAACTATATTAATCTGTTATTCTTAGATGAAATCACTGGCGTTCTAGACGATGCCGGTAAAGAAAAACTTATTGATATTTTACAGGAAGAAGATAATTTAAACGTATTCCTAATATCACACGATTTTACACACCCATTAATTGAAAAAATTTCAATAATTAAAGAAAATAACATAAGTTATATTGAATAGGAGATATAGTAGTGGCAACAATTGAAGTTACAAAAAGAGATGGCTCTAAGGAGCCTCTTAATCTAGAAAAGCTGCATAAAATGACATTTGAAGCTTGTGAAGATTTGAGTGGTGTATCTGCTTCTCAAATAGAAATGAACTCAGGTATTCAAATATTTGATGGAATATCTACAAAAGATATTCAAAGTATCTTAATTAGAAGTGCAGCAGATCTCATATCTCTTGAGACACCTAACTATCAATATGCTGCCGCTAGACTTCTTTTATTCTCTCTTAGAAAAGAGGTAATGGGACAATTTGACTATATATCTCTAGGTGAGCTAATCTCTAGAAATATAAAGAATGGTGTATATGATGAAGCTATTCTTAAGTGGTATTCAGCTAAAGAGCTAGAAAAGCTAGACTCTCATATTAAGCACACAAGAGATTTTGATTTTACCTATGCTGGCTTAAGACAGGTAGTAGATAAGTATTTAGTGCAAGATCGTTCTAATGGGCAGATATACGAAACTCCTCAGTTTATGTATATGATGATAGCTGCAACAATGTTTTATACTTATCCTAAAGATGTAAGGTTATCATATGTTAAACGCTATTACGATGCTATTTCAACTTTTAAAATTAATATTCCTACTCCCGTTATGGCTGGTGTTCGTACTCCTATTCGTCAGTTTGCTAGCTGCGTTCTTGTTGATAGCGATGATACTCTTAACAGTATTTTTAGTTCTGATATGGCTATCGGATACTATACATCACAAAGGGCAGGTATTGGTATCAACGCAGGCAGAATTAGAGCAATCAACTCAAGGATTAGAGGTGGAGAAGTTCAACACACAGGAGTCATCCCGTTTCTTAAGAAGTTTGAATCAACTGTACGATGCTGCACGCAAAACGGTGTCAGAGGTGGTTCAGCTACTGTACATTTTCCTATCTGGCATAAAGAGATAGAAGATATTCTTGTTCTTAAAAATAATAAAGGAACAGAGGATAACCGTGTTCGTAAGCTAGATTACAGTATTCAAATCTCTAAGCTATTTTATGAGAGATTTATTGAAGATAAAAATATTTCTTTATTTAGTCCAAACGATGTTCCAGGTTTATATGAAGCTTTTGGAACTCCTAAGTTTGATGAGCTTTATAAGAAATATGAACGCGCTCATTCTATACCTAAGAAAAAGGTCAGAGCACAAGAGATTTTTATGGCTCTTCTGAAAGAACGTGCAGAAACAGGTCGTATTTATATAATGAATATTGATCACTGTAACGATCACTCATCTTTCCTAGATAAAGTATATATGAGTAATCTTTGCCAAGAAATCACTCTTCCAACAAAGCCTATTCAACATATTGATGATGAGAAGGGCGAAATAGCACTCTGTATTCTTAGTGCCATCAATCTAGGAAAAATTAAAGATTTAGATGATTTAGAAGAGCTTTCTGATATTGCAGTACGCGCTCTTGATGAGCTTATTGATTTTCAGGGATATCCAGTACGTGCTGCTGAAAAATCTACAAAAGCACGTCGTTCTTTAGGTATTGGTTATATTGGTGTAGCTCATTATCTAGCTAAGAATAAAGTAAAGTACGATGACCCTCGTGCATGGCAACTTATGCATGACACCACAGAAGCTCTTCAATATTATTTGATTAAAGCGTCTGTAAATCTAGCTAAGGAAAAAGGTGCTTGCGAATATTTTAATCGCACTAAGTATTCTCAAGGAGTATTACCTGTTGATACGTATAAGAAAGAGGTAGATGCTATCTTATCTGATTCTTCTTTAAAATACGATTGGGAAACTCTAAGAGGGGAGATTAAGGCTCATGGAATGAGACATTCTACTCTTACAGCTCAGATGCCATCTGAGTCTAGTTCTGTAGTATCAAATGCTACTAACGGTATTGAACCTCCTAGAGGCTTTCTGTCTATTAAAAAATCAAAAAAAGGCCCGTTAAAACAAATTGTTCCGGGCTTCTATCATTTTAGAAATTATTATACTCTTCTATGGGATATGAAATCTAATGAAGGATATATTAATATAGTAGCCGTTATGCAAAAGTTTTTTGACCAGGCTATTTCAGGAAACTGGAGTTATAACCCAGAGAACTATAGCAATAACGAAGTACCATTATCTGTTATGGCTAAAGATTTATTAACTACTTATAAGCTAGGATGGAAAACATCTTATTATCAGAATACTTATGATGCTAAGAAAGACGATGATGAAATTGTAATTTCTGAGCTTCAAAAGATAGAAGATGGTGGAGACCCAGACGAAGCTTGCGAAAGTTGTACAATTTAATGTCTTATTTAAATATAAATATACCTCCTATAGAATGTTTAGTACGAGGTGAGTTTTTAAGAAACCACCAAGATAGCTTTGATAAAACTTTCCCTTGTACTATATTTGGTATGGTTTCAATCCCACATTTAACCCCTATGTTCCATTTTATGATGGAAGATGGGGGTATATGGTGGAGAATGCCTATCCATGCTTTTTGTACTAAGCCTGATTCTCCAAAGCAAGAATTAGACGAGCTTGTACTATGGGATAGTTTTTCTTACTATGTGTCTGCTACTAAATTTGATATACTTGTAAATAAGAGTATGGAATTTACAAGCAGAAGAAAGAATAAATATAAAGGTAAGTATTTATTTACTCTAGACTGGGCTAATGAAGATATTAACACTTTACCCGTTGGTTATTCAGAAAATCCCGGACAACACAAGTGTGGTCACGTAATAGAGTTAGAAAATGGTAACTTTGCTATTCAACCAAATAATAGACTAAGAGTATTCGATCCAAGCACTACTACTAAATATGGTGATATTGTAATAGAAAGAATATTAAATAACAAGCACTGGAGTGCAGAGACTAGTCCTAAATGGTTGCTAAGCGATGATGATAAGTATGATTATGATATAAGAGAGACAGATGAATAAAAAAATTATTTTTTTTAATGGACCACCAAGATCAGGTAAAGATACGATAGTAAACGAACTTTTAAAAAGATATAGTAGTTGTGAAAACATAAAGTTTTCTAACCCATTAAAAACTGCCTTACCTGTATTTTTTGGTTTATCTCAACAACAAATCAATCTTCTAGAAATTGAAAAAGAAATACCTAAAGATTATTTATTAGGAAAATCTTGGAGAGAAGCTCAAATATCCTTATCGGAAGAATGGGCTAAACCAGTGTTCGGATCTAGAGTATTTGGTGATATAACATTAAATATAATAAAAAATTCAACTAATCAATTATTTCTCGTAAGCGATAGTGGTTTTCAAGAAGAGGCAGGATCACTTATTGATTTTTTTGGTAATGATAATTGTTTGCTAATTAGGATTGCAAGAGACGGTACTAATTTTGATAACGATTCTAGGTCTTACTGGAAAAATATATATGATATTGACGATGTAACTTTACATAATAATAAAACTATACAGGCTGCCGTAGATAAAACAAATGAAATTATTAATTATTGGATTGCAAGGAAGTACAAATAATGACTGTATTTAATAGAAACAAAGTAGATTTCACTAAAGGATCAATGTTCTTTGGAGAAGAGCTAAACTCTCAAAGATATGATAATTTTAAATATCCTATTTTTGATAAACTTACTCAAAGTCAGTTAGGGTACTTCTGGAGACCAGAAGAGGTGTCATTACAAAAAGATCGTAATGATTATAATGAGCTGCGTGAAGAACAAAAGTTTATTTTTACCTCTAACTTAAAATATCAAACTCTTTTAGATTCTGTACAAGGTAGAGGTCCAGCAATTGCTTTTGTACCTTTTTGTACTTTACCTGAGCTAGAGTCTTGTATGATTACGTGGGATTTTTTCGAGACAATCCATTCTAGATCATATACTTATATGATTAAAAATCTATATTCAAACCCTTCTGAAATATTCGATACTATCTTAGACGATCCAATGATTTTAGAGAGGGCTGAAAGCGTAACTAAAACTTATGATGATTTTATTGAATATGGTAATAGATATAAATTAGGACTAGAAACAGATAAGAGAGAGCTTAAAAAGAGATTGTGGCTAGCGCTAGTTAATGTAAATATTTTAGAAGGTATTAGATTCTATGTAAGCTTTGCTTGTACCTTTGCTTTTGGTGAATTAAAACTAATGGAAGGTTCAGCCAAAATTATATCTCTTATTGCAAGAGACGAATCTCAACACCTAGCTATTACTCAACATATAATTAAAAATTATAGAGCTGCTGAACGTGATGAAGAGATGAGAGAGATAATTAAAGAGTGTGAGCCTTTAGTTTATCAAATGTATAAGGATGCAGTAGAACAAGAGAAAAGATGGGCTAGTTATCTATTTGAAAAGGGGTCTATGGTAGGATTAAACGCAAAACTACTAGGAGATTATGTAGAGTGGATAGCTAATAAAAGAATGAAAGCAATAGGTCTAGAACCTGTGTTTAATCAAAAGCTAAACTCAAATCCTCTGCCTTGGACTCAACACTGGCTAAACTCACGAGAGCTTCAAAACGCACCTCAAGAAACAGAGATAGAATCTTATGTGGTGGGTGGTATTAAGCAGGATATCGGTAAAAATACTTTTGAAGGTTTTAAGCTGTAAAGAGAGATAAGTATATGACTAATATAGTATGGTCAAAAGATAATTGTAATTATTGTGTTAAAGCAAAAAATATATTGAATAGCAAAAATATTTCTTTTGAAGAAAGAAATATCTCTAATGAATGGACTAAGGAACAACTTTTAGAAGCAGTACCCAATGCTAAAACTGTTCCTCAAATATTTCTATGGGGTAAATATATTGGAGGATATGATTCTTTAATGGAATATCTTGAGAATCACAATATGTATAACAATGGTTAATAAAAGTAAGATTAAAGGATCTTCTTATGAAGCAAAAATAAGAGATTTATTAACAAAAGAGTTAGAGATAGAGTTTAAAAGAATGCCTTTAAGTGGTTCTTTAGATTACTTAAAAGGTGATTTATGGACTCCCCATGATACAGCAGCATGGCCTTATTGTATTGAATGTAAACATTACGAAGAAGTTAATTGGAATGGTTTGCTAACCGCAAAATCCTCTGATTTACTAAACTTCTGGAGGCAGGCAATAAGAGAAGCCGAGGTAATGAAAAAGAAACCATTACTAATATATAGATGGAATAGATCTAAAGATTATGTTTGCTGGAGCGATGATATAGAACTAAAATTACAAATAAATTATAAAGGATTTGATTGTAATTTTAAAATGGGGCTACTGCAAGATTGGTTAGATGAGTACAAAAAGAAAAATAAGGTATAAAAAAAGTATTGCTATTATGAGTTTCATAGTTAATAGTACTATAATTTTAAGTATTTTATTTATACTTATAAAGGTAGCGTAATTAATAATTTCACATATTACTTGCCATAAAGATAATTATGATATATAATACATTATAACTCATACATAGAAAGAACATAAAAATGAATACTAAAAATTGGGATGACTTGGTTGATGTAGAAAACCAGAAAACTCAACCAAAATCTCTTTTATTGATTGACGGTAACAACTTAGCTTATAGGTGGTTACAGAGAAAAAATTATAATAACTTCCAAGATGATTATCTAAGAACAATCGAAAGCCTTGCTAAAAGTTATAACGCAGAAAGGACGATTGTATGCTTTGATTTTGGTAAAAGCTACTATCGAATGGAGCTTCTTGAAACCTACAAAGGAAATAGACTAAAGCCCCAAGAAGAAGAAGAGCAAAAACACTACGAAGAGTTCTTCTCTTGCCTTAATGCAATCCCTGAAATTTTACCTTATCAGACTCTAAAGTTTAGAGGGCTAGAGGCCGACGATATCATTACGTTTTTGGTAAAAAACATAAGTCCTGATTATCAACATACTTGGATTGTAACAAGTGATAGAGACATGTATCAACTATTATCAGATAATGTAAGTATTTTTAATATCTTTTCAAGAAAAGAAATTGATATTGCTGCATTTTTTGAGACATATTCTCTCACTCCAGAAGAATATCTATTCTCTAGGATTCTTGAAGGAGATAAAAGCGATAACATTATTGGTGTTGAGGGTGTAGGACCGAAACGTGCTCAACAACTAGCTAAAGAATATAAAACTCTTGACAGCTTATTAAAAGCTTTACCTTTAAAAGGTAAGTCAAAATATATCTCTAATTTAAACTCAAGTAAAGAGAAGTTACTAATTAATGAACAGCTTATCTCCTTAAAGAAGTATAATCAAAAAGTTATTGATTGTTCTAAGGATGGTAAAGAAGTTTGGAATATACTATGCGAGATAGTAAGCCACTAAAAGTATTATATAAGCTAACAGAGGAAGCTATAGCTTTATCTAATAAACTAAATTTGCCTTTTGGTCTTCAATCAAAAGACTTATTTGATTCTAATTTTTATATTAGAGCAATAACAAACGATAAACTATCTATAAACCCAAAAGAAATTTGTCCTATAAATACTGGGTTGCACATATTAATAACTGACCCTCATTATGAAGTAGTGGTTAATTCTTATATAGATTTGCTTAAAAACAAGGGGATAGCAATATTCCCTTGTAGCTATTATAAGTATGGCAATGAGTTAATTGTGCTACTATACAACTACTCAGATAAGATACAAACTATAAATCCAGGAGATAAAATAGGATTACTATCTTTTAAAGAAGTTATAATGGTAGATGCAGAAAATATTGATGAGGTATATAAAAGCGATAATAATTATATATTAGAAAGCTTACTTAAAAAAAGTGATTATCTTTTTAACTCTAAAGATCATACTTGGGTTCAAAAAGAAAAAGTAAACTTAAATAAAGTAACTCTGCCAATAAAACTAGCAGCTGAGATAAATAGTAAACGAGTTATTAGAGAGGGTTGTTATCTATGTGAAGATGAAAATGATAACAATAAAACTAATATATATGTTAAAAAAGGTGATGTAGTTACTGTTAAAAAAATAAAAAATGAAAACTGGAGAAAAGTTATAACAATAAATAATGAGTCTGGGTGGCTTAGACATAACAAGTTAGAGTCTATGGAATTTAGTATAACTCAAGGAGAAAGTATAGATTCCTTGATAGAAAAAAGATTAAAATAATATGCTTTATAAATCATTAATTCTTACACTAATAACATTAATACTTATAGTAATTGGTTATCTAGATTATTCATACTACACATCTTTTTATCATTTTTTATTATCAGTAGGGATAGCTGTAATATCTTTTATAGGATATATAATCAATAATAAAGTAAGTAATATGTTAAAGATATATATAAGGTGGTTAGGTATATGATTGCTTTTTTAACTCAGTATTATAGAGGCTTAGGCCATGCTATGAGGATAAAATACATATCAGACTGCCTACCTACTGATTCTTTTGTTATGATTAATCAGTTATATAATCCACCTATATCGTATAACACAAAACATTCTTACTACTTAGAAGAAGCTTCTGAGAAAACTAACAATGATTATAAATACTTAATGCACAGTGATAATGTTAGAAAAAGAGTATCAAAAGTTAGAGAGATACTAGATAATCATAAAGATATTAGTGTTTTAGTATGCGAAGGTTTTCCTTTTTGTAGACAGCAGTTTTCTTACGAGTATTTTTCTTTATTTGAAGAATGTAAGAAAAGAAATATAAAAATACTAATAAGTATTAGAGATTATCCATGGGATGAGCCTCATGAAAATTCTATTCAAGATTGGGTAGCAAAAACAATAAACCATGTAATTATAAACTATGATTGTGATGTTTTAGTACATGGAGATGGAGATTATCTACCCTTGATGTCTGATGCTACTAGGAACTATTATTGGAGTGAGCTGATAGAAGATATAAGAGATAAAATCTTCTATACAGGGTATGTGTGTAATCCAGATATAAAAAACCATAATAGACAGAATAATAATGTTTATATAAGTTGTGGATTAAACAAAGAAGAAGGTTTTGAAATTTATAATACAATTTTAAAATCTGTAGTGCCTAATAATCCAGATCTAAAGTTCATAGTCGCTTTAGGGGATAAAAGCTTACATAATAAAATAGGGGATAGAGCAAGTGATAGGGTAGAGATAGTTAACTACATACCCAATCTATCTAAACATTTAGAAAATTGCTTTGCTTTTATTACGTATGGAGGTTATAATAGCACTACTGACATAATAAAAGCAAAAATACCAGCTATAATTATTCCTAGACAGTCAGGCAATAAAGTAGAACAACTAATTAGGTGTTATAAACTTAAATATTTAAACTTATTTAAAATCTGTTCATATTTAAATTTAAAAAATATTGATACTATGCTCCAAGAGATAAAAAAAGAGTATGAATATTTTCCAAAAGATTCAAATATTAACTTAGATGGAGCTACGAACAGTGCGAGAATTATCAGCAAATTTACTTGAGTTAGAAAAAACTTGGAAAGTATCTTTGAAACATACAGAATTTGGGGTAGTAGAGCCTTTATTTAGACAAAATGATTTTGAAAAATTAAAGTATCTACCTATTGATAAAAACTGGATAAAAGAGACCTTAGTTTTAGAAAAGAAATATAATTTATTTAAAACTTGTGAAAAACTAATAATGATCGGTTGTGGTATGTATCCTTATAGTATGATAGATACATTCAAAAGATTTCCAGATATTAAACAAATTGGTATTGATTATGACTTAAGATGTGCAAAAATAGCTTCACAAATAGTTGATAAATGTGAGTTTTCATCTATAGAAATAATTAATTGTGATGGAATAGATTTTGATTATTCTAATCTGAAAGATGAGGACTTAGTTTTTATAAGTTGTGATGTTAATAATATAGACGGTATATATAATAAAATTATAAATACAAGTAAAGCACAAGTTTTTATATGCGCTCCTAGTAGAACTGCTTGGTTAGATAATTATTTCTTAGGAGATTGATATTTTTTATTCTTTTTAGAAACAGATAAGCGCACAGCTTTAGAACTTTTTTTGTTCTTGCTGTGCGCTTTCTTTTTTACTTTTGTCATTGAAGACTGTAAAAATTCTGGTATTTGCATTAACGATTTTTCTTGTTAACTGGTGTTACAGATTTATCGCCAACGGTATCTTTTACTACTCTTTTACCATAATTAAACTGTCTTTGTGGATAAGTGCTTAGATCTAATCCAGTCCCATTAAAAACTGCTTTTGCTTCACGAGTTATGGTATCACCTTCTCGATATTGCATAATAGTCTTTTGCTTACGAACAGGATCATATTCTTCAGGCATACCGTAACGGTTATCCCCTATCATGACAACTCTACGTTCGCCCTTACCTAATACTCCTGCCATATTACTAGCCTCCTATTACTTTACGCGGTTTGGCATAACAGGTCCAGAACCATTCTTTTCCTGATCCTTACCAGTAAAACGACCGGCTCCATTACCACCAAAAGTTGAACCCATTGGTCCTAATGAAGAATTCATTGGTCCTTTTGATAAATCACCTGCTGGTTGAGGTGCTGGAACTGGCATACCCTTAGCTAAACCAACTTCATCGAAATAACCCATACCACCATTTAATACTTTGTTACCCTTTGGTGCTCCACGTCCCTTTGTACTTGGTCCTCTATCGGTTCCACCCATTGGGGCTGCAGAGTTATTACCTGGGTTTGCGTAGTCACTGGCTTTACCAACAACATCTCTTCTAATCTCTCCCATGTTAATTCTCCTTTAATACTATCTGATTATTTTAATCAGTTATAGTAAATTATAACTTTAAGATGCTAATTTAGCAATACTTATTTTTTACTTTTTAGTCTCTTGAAGGGTAAATACCTGATATACAAACTATATAAGAAGGCTTACCTTGTTCATACCCTATGTATTTATTACCGTGATCATCGCTATATCTCAAATCAGGTAAAGCAAAGTTAGTAGTTCCATTACCTCCATAAGTTGTTCCTAAAATAGAAAACAGAGCTGCATAATTATTTATAGGCATAAGATAGCCATTACAAAATGACCAACCTTTAGGAACAAAATGCCCTGCAAATAATCTTATTTCCCCAATATAACCTTCCATTACATTTTTCTCGACTTTCCAGCAGAAGATAAAGCAATAGCAACTGCTTGTTTTCTTTGTGCTTCTTTTTTAGTTATTCCTTGTGACTTTGCTAATGTTTTGACACCTTTTGATCTAGTTTTTCCAGGTTTCTTCATTAACTCACTTATATTAGAACTAATAGTTTTTTGAGATTTACCTTTTTTAAGCGGCATATTATTAACTCCTTATCTATTAGCTAGTGTAGAACGTAAAAACCAACGCCACTTCTTAAGCATACCATCTCTTCCTGCAAGGAAATCAGAAATACCGTGCTCATGATTAATCTCTGCTAATTCATAAGATCTCTCATTAGAAGCTATTAACTTCTCTAGATCGTCGTGTAACTCTTTAAACATAACCATCGCTGGTGGTATAATTTTTGAAGCTTCTGTAATAGCAGTTAGTTCTTGGAATCTTCCAAATGATCCAGGAGCATAACCCCCTAACTTACGAATATTTTCGGCAATAGGATCTATAGTTCCTTGTATATCGTCGTATATTTTTCCTAGTAACTCGTGATACTGAAAAAAGTCCGGTCCTTCTATATTCCAATGGAAATATGAGGCTTTTACATATACAGAAAAAGAATCTGCTAAATATGTTTTTAAAGATGCTATTAGAGTATCTACAGAAGGATCTTCTTGAGACATAGAAGACATTTGCTCTTCTTCGTCGTCATCATTTTCTTCAGGCTCTTCCATTTCTTGTTCAGAACCTGTTATCTCTTCCATAATATCTTCTACAGAATCATCTTCCATAACTTGCTTTTTTATATTTTTAAGAGTTTTTGTGATCATTATTAGTCTCCTTCATTAACTTAGTATACAATTGTTATAAAAAAATTTCAATTTAAATTTTTTTAAGTATATCTTCCTTGCCCAGCTTCAAATATAGTTTTTTCACCTGTAAATAGGTTTTCCTCTATTTTTTCTCTGCTACTGATTACTTTTCCACATTGACTTTTGCAAATAGGAAAACTTCTATCATAACCTTGAAGATAGCTTCTTAATTTTTCCCAATATTGAGAAGATATTATTTCTTCTATAGGAATACTATTAGCATTAAATATGTTCTCAAAGTTAGTAGGATAATAAAATCTAGTCACTTCCTTATCGTAGTAGTGAGCACCTGTCCAACAACATCTAAAAACTAATCCATCAGGAGATACATACCATTTTTCCCAATCATCCCAACTACAATGTATTTTCTTGGGTAGTTTTGTTAAGTCTGCTGTTTTTTTGGTATGAACATAATCACCAGTAGTAGGAGCAGCAAAGAATCTGCCAGTCTTAATTAGATTAAAAGAAGTAAAACCTTCTTTTATTGCAAGCTCTTTAGCCTCTGCTATTTGATGCTGATTATAATCAAAAACAATAAACTTCCAATGAACTTGGGATCTCTTAGTCTCTATAACAGATTTAGCATTTTCAAAAACTTTTTCAAAAGTAGTATTTATTCTATAAGTAGAATGAGTATCTGATAAACCATCTAGAGCAAAATTTATAATATCTTTAGAATCAAGAATATTGCCTACATCATTCCAATAATCTTTATTATGAATTCCGCCATTTGTATGAATATTTAATCTTACATTGTGTTGTTTTACATAAGCTATTATCTCTCTAAATTGCTTATTCATTATGGAATCACCAAAGTTTCCGTTAAAGACTAACCACTCTAGATTACTTAAAAACTCAGGATAAAATACTTTTTGAAAAGACTCAAGTGTAAAAGTATATTTAGCATCATTTAAATCTATTCTTAAAGGCTTTTGTCTGTGACAAGCAGGACATTTAGCATTACATCTAAATGTTAATTCAGTTGTTATTTGTTTGTATTTTTTCATTTATGCCCACGATTGAATTACTGTAGTCAGACCAGCTGGTAAAGTTGCGTCTGTGTATTGTATAGTGCTATTTGAAGCATTATATATAAAGTCCGTAGTTGGAGTTTGAATAACTCCAGATAGACTAACTAATACTCTATCTATAGAGGAAGGAGAATTTAAAGTTATAGCTATAACATTAGAAGTACCACTTGAAACATTTGTAGTTCCTCTTGGGACAAGAGTAGTTCCAATAACACTTAAAACATAATTTCTAGTAGCTGCATCTTGTAGCTGTACAGGGTCTGCTAAGTTATTTATATTTTTAGCACCCATAGCTATATTACCAGACATAGTACCGCCGGATAAAGGTAGCTTAGCATCTGTATTAGAAGATACAGTATTTAAGTTAGAATTTAATCTAGTAAAAGTTATAAAGTCATTTGAAGTAGCTGCTAAATATGTTAAATATATATTAGCATTTGCTCCAGATAATCCGCCTTGTAAAGCAATAACATTACTTTCTGCCCCAGTTATTCTAGTATTAGAACCTGTTAATCCGCTTTGTAAATTAGTAATATTGGTATTAGCCCCTACTAATCCTGTAGTTTGGTTAACGTCAATAGTGTTAGCACCAGCTAAGCCACCTTGAAGAGCTATTACATTACTTTCTGCTCCAGATATTCTAGTATTAGAACCTGTTAAACCGCCTTGAAGAGCTATTACGTTAGCCTCAGCGCCTGACAATCTTGCGTTAGAACCTGTTAATCCAGTTTGTAGATTGGTTATGTTTGTATTAGCACCTGTTAAACCGCCTAATGCTATTAAATAAGTAGCATAGTCATTAGCTCTAAGCTCTACGCCACTAGAGAAAACTCTTGTAGAAATAATAGAGTTACCAGAATAAACATCAGTAGTCGCGTTAGAACTAATATAATTTAAGTTACCTTTAGTATATAAAGTTCCTAGGTTTCTAACGCTAAATACAGCACTATCAACATTCTGACCCATATCATTAGTGTCATTATAAATAGCAAAGAAATCATCATTTCCATTATTATTAGTATCTAAGAATAATGCAATGTTTGTTACAGACCCTAAAGAAATAGAGTTACTTAATCTAGTAGTTTCTAAATCTAAAAAGTTTTTGAGATCAAAGGAAGAGACATGCCCAGAAGTTAATATTAAATTACCCTCTGAAGTAACATTAGCTTGTATAACACCACCTGTTACTAAAGCAATAGTATCTGGTCTTGGAAAATGCACACCAGTATTTTGATCATTATACATACCAAAAGCAGGTTGAGTTTGAGAACTAGCATTTGCATGGTAAGCATTAGCAACAAGATCAATATACTCTTTAATGGCTATAGAAGTATTAGATCCTGGACTATCAGTATACACAAACTCTAAGTGAGGATCTGTGGTCTCAGTACCTATAAATACGTTATCTAGACTACCTCTATTAATTAGTATACCTGCGTCGGCAGGAGGAGGTGTAGAAGAGCTTAGATTAGCATTTAATGTTATGATAGCATCATAAATAGAGGTGCTTCCCACACCTAAATCTACTTGAGCACCCACTACTATCAAGTTACCTTGTATAGTTAGTGATCTTTGCATAGTAACATTACCAGTAAAAGGTGTAGCACCTGTTATAATATTAGTAACATTAGATCTTTCGCTAGTAGCAAAAGCTTGGAGGGTTATAATATTAGACTCTGCTCCAGATATTCTAGTATTAGATCCAGAAATACCTACTTGAAGGTTAGATATATTACTATTAGCAGCTATAAAAGCGCCAGTAACCATTAAATAAGTAGAATAATCGTTTGAGCTAGCTGCTAGAAAAGTAGACCAATCATTAGAACGGGCAGTTAAAAGGGTAGAGCCGTCATTAGAATAAGCTGATTGTAAAGTAGTAAAATCATTACTTCTAGCAGAAAGTATTGTAGCTCCGTCATTAGAATACGCAGTTGTTAAAGTAGTAAAATCATTAGCTCTTGCAGTTAATAAAGTAGACCAATCATTAGAACGGGCAGTTAATAAAGTAGAAGCATCATTTGAGTAAGCCAGACCAAGAGTTGTACCATCATTAGAGTAGGCTACTGTTAAAGTAGTAAAGTCATTGCCTCTGGCAGTTAGTAATGTAATAGCATCGTTTGAATAAGCACTTAAGAGAGTAACAAAGTCATTAGATCTAGCATTTGATTGTACTAAATCTATATTGGCGTTTGCTCTTGCTGCATACTGTATTAGGTTAGAGCTTACTACAGAAAGATTATCCTGTACTGAGTTAATAGAAGTTCCTACAACACCAGCAGTAGCAACATTAGCTGCTAACTTATCTGCACTAATTGTTCCGCTTAGAATATGTCTTTGCAAAACAACATTATTAGCTAATAATGTAGAATTAATAGCATTAGCTGATATTACTTGTCCTGTTATTTGAGTAAACGCCATTTAACCTGCACTTCCTATAATTTATATTTTTTTACTCTCAGACTGTTCTATATCCTTAAAGAACTCAGCTAAAAAGTCTTTTGGAGAAGCTTCTACAGCTTTTACTTGATCAACTGATTTTTCGTCAAAAAACTCTTTAATGAAACTATTAATTTGATCATCAATTGAGGACGATAATAACACATCAAATTCTAAATCTACACAAGCTCTTTTTACTAAACTTGTAATATAATCTGTCTCATCTTTTGTTAAAGAAACATAAGAACCGTCTAAAGATTTTTTCTCCGTATAGTTATCTTCTAAATAAATAGAGAAAATATCTCCTTCTAACATATCTTTTAATCTTGTTTCTTTTTCTACAAAGCTATCATAAGAAAATTGCTTCTCTACTCCAGGATTTTTTTTATTTTCTGAAGTATCTCTAAAGAAACAATAAACCATTTTTCCATCAATGTCAATAGCATTAAATTTAATTGTATACATTTGGTATCTCCTAAAGCTTGATAATATAATTCATACTAATTCCAGGATGTGTAATAGTATGCGTATGAGCAGAGTGAGCACCTACCCCAGTTACTAAAGAGTTAAAAGTTCCGTCTTTAGGTATAGCAGGTTGCTGGTAGTTAATCGTAGTTACTGTGTGTGTTGTAGGACCACCTGAAGAAGAAGTGCTTGAGAAACCTGATCCAATAGCTGTTGAGGTAGCACCTCTTGTAATATCAGTTGATGTTCCGTAAATAGCTCTTCCTCTTATATCTGGAACATTAAATGTGGTAGAGTTATCTCCTACACCAAAAGTAGTACTGCATACCGCAAATAAAGCGGCATAGGTAGTTCTACTTAGTGCAGTTCCATCACATAGTTGCCAACCAGCAGGAGCTGATGCACCTGCCCAGGCTGTTACAATACCTGCTGGAAGTAAAGGAGCTGTAGTCTCACCAGTACCACCTGTAATAGTAGACTGTAAAAATACGTTAGCTCTAATAGGAGCCATAATTCCGTTCGTAGACTGCACATAAAGACCAGCATTAGAAGACATTTGCTTAATAATGCTAGAGTTAGCACTTGTAGTAAATCCTATAGAGACGTTAGCTACAGAGCTACCCTTAAGTTCTAAGGCAGAAGTAGTTGAACTATTTTGAGTATTTGCAAAAGAATCTATTATAACTCTAGGAGTTACTGTTAGACCAGTAGCTCTGAATAAGCTATTAGCTAGATTTTCTCCAGAAATACTATAGTTAGTTAAAGAAGCAGCAGTAACCTGACCTGGAGCTGGTTGACCTACGTCTACGAAATCAACAGAAAATGTTCCAGTAGTAGCTACTCTCATATACATTCTATTATTAGATGAGCCAGCAGTGTCTTGAACTACAACAAATGCCTCACCTACGTCAAAGGTAGAAATATTAGCTGCAGCAGCAGCTAAGCTTCCTTGTTGTCTCCAAGCAATACCAAATCTTGTAAAAGCCCCACCAACAGGTCTATTAGTTCTTCCAGAAGCAACAGTCACAGTAGTGTCAGAAACATAGAACATACCAGTAGTAGCACTTCTATAAAGCATTCCATCATAGTCAGCAGAAGCTATAGCTGCTCCACTATCTACTAAGTTATCTGTACCAGGAATACCTGTACTATAAAAATTTTGCAATAAAGATCGTAAACTACTATTAAATTGAGATCTTGAAATTGCAATAGAAGACCCTTGTGAGGGTAATACAAAAGTATTTGAATTTCCTACTGGCATTTTATTTTTAAACTCCTGTTACTGAAAAGTCTACTGTTGTAACACTAGAACCAACATTATGAGATGAGACTCCGTTAGAAAAATATACAGAAATGTTTGCTCCTGATAATCCTCTATCTACAATCACAACTTGCGGCCTTGCTAATTGATTTGAACTCGAAGACACTAAAGCTCCAGTTATTTTTGGTGTCTGTACAAAGGCCATTCTAGCATAATCTACATAAGTAGTAACGGATGCAGTATTCATAGTTACTATTGACGTAAATGTTTTTTCATTTAAGCTTACTTTATATCTGAACTTATCTAGTATAAATTCAGCTTGTTGTGGGTCATAATTATTAACTATATATCTAAACTGAAAATATCTAAAAGTTCTTGCTCCACTAACGAAGTTAGTAAACCCGTCAGAATTAGATATAGAAGTAAACACTGAGTTGTTTACTCTACCATTAGCATAATAAGGATTAGAATCTGTAAATCTAAATTCAGTATTAGTAGTAACTAGTCCTGTAGTTCCGTAGAAAGTAGAACTACCACTTAAATCTAACCACTGCCTTAAGTTTACCAGTTTATAGGAGGTGCCTGCAACTGTTAAATTAGAAAATCCATTACTTCCTATAGATTTTCCATTAGCATACCAAGACTCTCCTAAAACTAAAGTGTTTGCGTTACTTACACCTGCTATTAAACTCATAACATTTGCGTTAGCAACATCTCCATTAAAGTTTCCTCTAGCTATAATAGCATATACGTTTGCAGGGTGAGTTGCTTGAATTCCGCTAGTTAGTGTTTTATTCTCTGAGTCATAAGTAACAGTAGCTGCTGAAGCATTAGCAAAACCTAAAATATTACCGATACCTAACGACCCAGAAAAGTCAACATCTCTTAAGCTTCCAGAAGGGGCTGACTCAGTTACTTGATTTCCTCCTATCTGGTCGCTATAATCTAACCAAGTAGATTTTAGAGCTTGATCTCCTACAATATCTACAGATAAAGATGCTGATATTACGTTACCTATATCTCTTATCTCTGTTTGATAAATAGCGTTTGCCAAAGCTCTTAGATCAGAAGGAGAACTCCCGATTACACTCCAGCCTACTGAAGTTCCATTAGCATTATCTGTTCTACTTGCATTAAAAGAATTACTTGGAAACCCATAGTTATTAGAATTATAGTAAGATAGGTAAGCATTAGAACCATAGTTCTCATTAATGACTCCTGGTACATATGCTCCACTAGGATCGTCTTCTGACCATGCTTTGAACACATTAGTAAAGCTTTGAGGTGCCGAAGTAAACTCAGAGACCACAATAGTTTCACTAAAATTACCAGAAGTATCTTTAGTTCTTACTAAATAAGTATAGGTACCGTACTGATCAATATCAATAACTACTCTGTTAGTTCTAGCGTCTACTCTGGCTACTTCATCAGATCTAGGCCATAAATCTAATAAGTTTGAGTCAGAAATATCGGAAAGAACTCCTTCAAGTCTTCTAATATTAACTTCTAGCAAGTCAATATCTATATTATCACCTGTTGCTGGATTGATTATGTACTGCCAAATAAATACTAAGCTATCTCCTGTTTGTCCTGCTGCAAAATTAACTACATTATTAGGCTTAGCTGACTTACCTATTAAATCAATAGTTTTTGTAGTAGTTGATCCCCTAATAGACCTATTTAAAGGAGTTACTCTAACTGTGATAGAGTTTTTAGTACCATTTATGCCTTTTTCTATATTATCTATTCTAAATCTTATTTTACCGTCTGAATCTACACCATTAGCAGAAGCTTTTACAGTAATAAATGAACTATTTAAAGAAGTATTTAGAGATGTTATCTTATAAGATATTTCATAATCAGTGACATCTTGACCTGTTATATGATCAAAAACTATAATCACTCTCACAGCAATACCAAGAGTAGAATCTTTATATAACTCTTCTTCTACGTTTAAATTATTAACAGCTCTAATTGGTATATTATAAACAGTTGTGTTTTTTGTTACGAAAGCGCTTCTTCTTCCATATTTATTAACGGTTCTAGCTTTTACTGAATGTACTCCTACCTCCGCTCTTCTTATAATTCTAGAAGTTGAGTCACCGAAACTCATTGGCTCATATACAGAAGCCGGCGCATTAATTAAATATACAGCATTATTACCTATATTTAATAAACCTGGGTATACATCTGATGGATAATTAAAAGTAAATGTTTTATTAGTAGAGTTTACGTTTCCTATAACTCCTATTGGATTAGGTGTAATATTAGTAGCATATGAAACAGCTATATTTGATCTTATAGGCTCAGACAGAGTTACTCTATAAATATTATTGGCTGTCATATAAGCATTATAAGTTGGAGATGCGATATCATAAGTTGTAGCTGTAATTCCATAAGTATTACCAGAATTCCAACTAATATTATCTCCTGCTTCTATTAAAGGAACAGTATATGTATTAGCGGTAACTCTAATATCTAAATTAGAAGTACTAGTAGGTAAGGTTGTTAAAGTAATAGATACTTGAGAATTAGCTAAGCCATCTAACCCTCTTTCTAATACATAGTTAGTATCGTCAACCCCATTAATATAAACACTAACAAAATCAGAATGTCTTATTGACATGCTTAAAGGCTGTTTAAATCTATTTCCTTGAATGTTGCTCGTAGTAGCAACATTAGTTCTAGTAACTTCAACATAGTTTCCAGTAATATATAGAGTATTATTAGAGAAATATCTATGATCTAGTACTTGTGGGATAGATATATAGAAAGGAGGATCTGGGATTATACCTTCCAAAGAAAAAGCGCCAGAGGTATCATTATCAATTTTAATTGTAGCTGTATTAGCATTAAAACCTACAACATTAGCGCTATAGTTAGTTAGTGTAGTATCAGATCCAACAAATCCTAAATAACCTAAAGCATCTCCTGTTCCAGAGAGAGTCTTTTGATTTATAGGAAGGGTAAGTTTATTCACACCCTTTAATTCATTAAAGTTATAAGTATTAAGTACGTCTAAAACGTGAGTATTATTTTCAAAATTCTGATCAATAAGACCTTTTAAACCTTGAACCGTAAAAGTTATGTTTCCGTTTGGTTTATACACAGGATCAACGTCAGTTATAGAGAATCCTGTAACTAATAGTCTTGATACGCCTAACTCTGTTGTAAAACCATTCTTACCTTGAATAATTGCAGAAACTCCGTTAGATATAGAAGAAATATCGTCTACCTTACATAAGAGAATATCTCTACTTGCAGAGTGATTGGTGTTAGATAACAAGAGATAAGATGATAAGGGTTTAGCATGATAAAACTCAGTTTTAATCTCATTAGAATAACCAGTTAAATCAGTATATGCACTGATTACTATATCTGTATAAAGTGAACCATCAAAATCTCTTTTGGCAATTGGACTTAAAGTAAAATCAGGAGCTGGAGGAGCTCTAAGAGGGCTGAAAAAGTCAGCAAACTTTAAAGGGTTATAATTAATGATGGTATCAGAATCAATATATACATTATTTACATACTCTTTAGCTTCTATAAATACAGTCTCGTCTCTATCTCTTTTTATATTAATAACTCTAAATAGTTTATCAGTTAGAGAGGAATAGATATTTGTTGGATCTAGAATTTCTCCTAAACTCCAAACATCTTGTCTACTGGGAACATGATTATCTCCCCAAGTACCAGTAAACGATTGAAATGATTTAGTTGGATGATCATATTTTTTAATAGCTTGAACACCGATTACTTCAGCACCACTATTCACATTAGAAGTATTACTTAAAGAATATGTAGTATTACTAATTATATAGGTGTCTATTAAACCTGACTTTCCACTTGCTATTCTTAAAGCAAGAGGCTTTGTATTAGCAGTGAAAACTGAAGCAATAATAGGAGGATTACCAATATGCTCTAGGTAAATCATGGCCCCAGAAGCTGCTGAAGTATTAGATACAATTCCTCCATAGCCCCAAGCTACAGAAGTGGCTCTTTGAGATATAGATATAACAGAGCCTGGAGATATTTCAGAGGCTTCAATACCCGTTTTAAATCCAACTTTTCTTCTAGAATACTTTGTATCCGCGATCATATATTGAGCTAAACGTAGAGCCTGACTTTTCCTTGACACGCCTACTAAGTCTATCTTTGCTACATTTTCTATATAATTTCTTTCAGTTAAGGCTTTTTGATCATCTACACGTAAAACTTCTCTTCTATAATGATTAGTCATATCATTATATGTTACATCTACTCCAGTTAATAAAGCTTCCTCTCCTATGCCGGATATATTAAATGTACCAGCAAGTATATTAGTCTCATTAAATAAAGCAACAGGCATATTGTCAGGCTTATCTTGGTATAAGCTTATTTTGCCTCCTGTATAAAACAACATTCCCCTGAAAGTTAAGGTCATAATATGAATAATATCCATAACCTGTTTTTGATCAGATACTACAGTATCTAAAATAAATCTACGCTCTTTAATATCTACATCTGGGTCTAGACCTACTAACACGTCTGCAACCGATGTTTTAGTGGTTCTAGGCTTATATCTATAAGTTCCATCAGCTTGAGCGTCAACTCCGTAAAATCTACCATTTGTAACATCACAAGCATCATTATATATAGCTACATCATAAAAAGAGTATTTGTCAATATTATCTTCGGGTATACCTAAACCATATGTTTTATTAGTTAACATATCATAGATAATCCATGCTGGGTTCTGTGTCCAAGAATATACAAATTGACCATCCCATAATCCTTGATAAATTACAGGGTTTGCATTGTATAATATAGTGCTACCAGTTCTTTGTTGGCGATAACCGTATGTAGTTCTATCAGATTCTGATACTTCAATTTGTCTCCAATCAATATCACCGTTTTCTAATATAGGCTGATTATAGTTTGAAGGTACTTTTACTATCAATCCTTTGACCATATTGGTCATAGCAGGTAAACCGCCTTTGTGCTCAGCAAAAGCTTTTAGGGCGTATCCTATAGTAGCTGTTCTAGTATAAGCAATAGGCTCCTCTATTATTTCAGTCCATCCTTGAAAAGTTACACTGTTTTGTCTTTTAGCGGTGTCGGCATCATCGCTAGTTTTTTCAACAGTAAACTTATATCCATCGTCTGATTGTTTATCGGGCGGTATAGACATAAATAAATCAAAAGAGTAAGCTGTATTTGTTTTTCCTTTTATCACTCTTTCTTGGGTTGTAATTATATTAACCCCAGATCTATCGTATAACGTAGCTTTAACAGATAACGAGTCTCCAACAATATCACCTTTATCTGTCTGTTTCTGTAACCCTTGTAGAATAAAATAAAGCTTAATAGCACTTAGAGCTGTAGGAGAAGTACTCTGCTTATCAACAGCGGCTCTAGGAACACTATCAAGATTGCCTTTTTTAAGATCTACAGATCCTTGTAATCTTTGAGGTACAAAAGTATAATCTCCAAAAAGAGGTAGTCTTTGTTGAGAGATAGTTCCTGTGTTATTTATAGTAAAAAACTTTTCACTATTCACTGATCCATCAGTTAATAGGTCATCTATGTTTCCTTCATTAAACTCAATATCTTGAGGGCCGTTAGGGTTAATTCTATATACAGGACCTTCTCCTAACCCTAAAGTTATAAATAAGACATCAGTAGAGAATAAAGAATTAGGATCTTCTTTCCCTCCTCCTCCTCCTTTACCTCCTCCGCCTCCATTATGGACTTTAATACCATTAGCAATATAAGAGTGTAAATGTGAGACTTTGAAGTTATAAACTTCATCTTCTTTTAGAAAGTCTATTGAAATAATTCTCGAAAAAGAATTATTTTCAGTAATAAGCTTATCACCAATTTTAAAATCTCTTAATTCTTGATAAGTTCCATCATCTTTTAAAACCCAATGATTAGGTGTAATATCTAAATAACCTTCTTCATGAGTTACTCTATAAATTAAGTCGTTTGTATGGTAAAAAGTCTCAGTTACTTCAGAGATAATTAATTGACCAATCTCATTAAAAGCCCATACTCTATCACCTACTTCAATATCTGATATTGAAATAGTTCCTGACTCAGTTAATATCTGTGTATCACTAGAGAAACAACCGCCGCCACCACCTTCTATAAGAGGGACTGCAGCATCATCTATGTAAATAACTGTCATTTAAAAAATACCCCATTTTTAAGTTGAAGAATTACCGCCTTCAATTTTCTCAATCTCTGATCTGTTTTTATATAATAAATCTACTACGTATATAGTTTCAGACTCTCCATGTGTTATAGTTTCAACATGGCCACTTAACATTTGACCCGCACATCTAGGCATACCATATATAAGAGGTACAGGAGTACTAGGATCTGTGCTATTTTCTAAAGCGTCAAACATATCATTATTTCTACGTTGCGCAGAATCTGATGGACCCTTCATATCAGGAGGTTTCATTAGCATTTGCATCAATCCAGATAAAACAAGTCCTAGACCCATTTTAAGCAACCCACCCGCACTAAATAAACCACCAAGAGCAGTAGTGGAACCTACGAAACCAGCGCCAGTACCGCCTAAAGCTAGAGGAGCACCACCTAAGAATAAGGCAGCTCCTATTAAAAGTATACCTAGAATTATGCCTAGACCTCTTCCAGATCCTGCTATTATAGGAACAATAGTAAGTTCTCTATGTGTTACTCTATTAATAAAATAGTCTTCTCTTGTTAAAATCTTTCCATCTGTTGTAACTAAAGATAGATTCTCTCTAAGAGTACCAGCTGCGATTTGTCTAATATACTTTCTAATTTTAGGAAATAAAACACTTAGAGCATCTTTAATGTCTGATAGCTTTGCTACATCAAAAGTATGAGATTTTACTCCTGTCATAGGTTGAAGGACCGGATGAAAATGTAAAGTAAGTAACATTTATACTAAACTCTCTTCTGTAAAATCTTTGAATCTTAAATAGTTTAAATCATCTAACCAATATTGATAGAAAGTATTATTCATATTACCAACTATAAATTTATATTGAGAAAATATAGCGGAATCTTTATCCTTTTCACTAGGTAGTTCTTCATGGGAAGGAGTATGACTATGAAAAATACCCCAGCATTCTTCTCCGTGTTTAAGAAGAGCTACTGGGTCTAATATAAAAGTATCTTTTGGAGAAGGGCTTATATTTTTACAAGGAATATATTTAAAATCTTTTGTAATAATTCCACAACATTCAAATTCTGGATTCTCCTCCATATGTGTTTTAAAAGACTTAATTAAGTCTTCATACCTACCCATTTATATACCCCCATCGTATATTGTTTATAATATGAACCGTATACGGCTATATGTGATTTGTGGTTCTGTATTGTATGAATTATTCTATTATTACCTATATATAAAGCACAGTGATTAGTTATGCTTGACGTACCCATTACCATAGTTATAACACTATAAAGCTCTGGATTAGAAATTTTTTCCCAACCATATTCTGAATTATTACTGACATTATCAATTAATCTTTCATGAGTTCTGCCGTACCAGTTATCATCAATAATATTACAAAAATTTCTTGTTGTATAAGGTAAGTCTATATTTAATTCATTTTTATAAATATATTTTATAAGGTTAAAACAATCAATACCAGTCTCAGGTGTAAGACCTAAATGCTTATATGGTATTCCTACGTATTTTTCCCAGTTTATCTCCATATACTAGCTATCATGTTTCTCCAATTGTCGTTTAAAACATCAATTTTGGAAAAACGCCCCTCTTCTAAATGTATAAATTTGTTATATCCTACATACATACCGAAATGAATTGGTAATAATCTTTTTGACTTAAATAGTATTACATCATATTCTTGTAAATCTGTCAAGTCAACTTTTTTAGCAACTAAAGAAGCCCCATATTCTATATCTTGTATAGAAAATCTCTTCATCCAAGCTTTCCCATCTTGTGGTTTACCGTCAGGCATGTCTAAGTATACCCATAACTTATCAAAAGCGTTGGAGTTAAGTTCATTTTTATATATCTCATTTATTAAAGTAATACAATTATTTTCTAAATAATCATGTTTTTTATTTAGATATTTAAGATATTTTGATTGATTCATACCAATCTGCTAATTCAGGAACTGTATAGGTAAAATTTTCGTTCCTATTTCTATCTAAAGTAGACGTAACCTTTTTAAATTTAATTTCTAACTCTTCTCTATTATTAACTTCACCTTTTAAAAATCTCAACCAATCTAATATATTATTAATTTGATCAGTAGATAGATCTTCTCTATATGTATTTAAAAAATTTCTATAATGAATTAATATTTTATGCTTTTCTTCTTTTGGAAGAATTTGACAAGAGAGATAGTCAGGATTAACTAATGTTGTACCAAATACAGTAATTTTTCTAGAATTAGCCCACAATATTAAATCTGTCATAGAGTATATACTCATTGTATATATCACAGAACTAATTGTTCTAATGTATGGTCTAACCTTATCAACATTAGTCTCAAACTGTTCCCATTCTAATTCTTTTCTTATATATTCAGCTACCTGACCATATCCATCACAACTTACCCATAGATTTACAATTTTAAACTTCTCCCATAGAGAAGGTAAATCATAGTTTTTATATTTTAATATAGAAAGATTAGTGTTGTAATTGATAGTTATATCTGTTTTGTTTTTAGATATTAAAAACTCTAATAACTTATAATGACCATCTAATACAAATGGTTCACCACCTGCAAAATATATAGTATCAATTGTAGGATATATTTCTTCTAAAGCTTTCCATAACTCTTCATTATTAGTCCAGTTATCTAATAATCTTGCATATTTGTTTTTAAATAGATTCTTACTTTCTTTAATCCAAGATGTGCTTGCCATAGGTCCGCAAGTTCTACATCTAAAATTACAAATATTACCGAATCTTATATCTATAAATACTGGTGGGGGTGGTGTTAAAGAATTTTGTAGATGGGAATAAGAAGCCCATTTATTATTAGCATTATGTCTAGGGTTTTGCTCAACCCCTAAACTTTCTTTATCATAACAAGCTTTTTTACATTGTTCAGGTATTTTATCTTCTAAAAATTGTTTTCTTAGGTTTATATAAGCATCACCATTCCAAACTTCTAGTAATGGTTGTACACTAGAGCCTAGAATATAAGGATCTTTATCAGCTTGATCAGAAAAACAGCAAGCTCTATATCTACCTTTTAAATCACCGTGTATGTGAACCCAAGGTAAAATGCAACCTTTAATAGCCATTATTGTTTTGGAACCTGTCTTCCTGTGCCTGGGAAAGCTCCGAAATGAATAGTATTGTTTCGGATTTTGCAGGCTTCATAAGATTTTGCACACTCATCTTCGTCTGCTGATATACCTACCTCATTACTAGTGGTTATAGGATTAGTATTGGCATTCAATACAGGAAAAGTTCCAGGTATAGCGCCTCCATTGGGGCCAGGATATTGGCACTCTGAACCTCTATATTCCCACTGACAAGTATTTTTATAGAATTTACGCTTTGGAAGTTGAAGCTTAAAATACTGTAACCAGCTTGTAAGAATGAACTCAGCAAAGTTTTCATTTAGAGCAGATAACTCTGTGACTTTAAAAACATCTTTAATATAAGCTTCTGGATCATGCTCTTGGTTCAGAACAAATAAACTTTGATCTACAGAAGCGTTAGATAGAGGATTATCTAATAGCAAAAACTCTTCGTCAAGAATAGAAACTACTCTTACTGTAGTGTTAGATGTAGGAGTTGTAACACTATCTCCTATTCTATAAGGAGCGCTATTGTAAACTTGAACTAGATTACTGCTATTTATATCTCTTATCTTAGAATACTCTGGCCAATACTGTAAATGACTAGCAAAAGTAGATTTTATTTCTACAACGCCTCCTAAGAAATCTCTACTATCATATTTTAAATTTTTCCAAGTTTTTCCTTGTGCAATAGCTCTATCGTAGCTCCAAGCGACGTTTGTTTTACCACCGTAATATGAATCTACTACAGATTGATCATAACTAGAACTTCCTACAACAGTATTAGGGTCTAATCCTTGTACTAGCTCTCCATTAACATATCCTGATACAGAATGAGGAGCAGCAACATTACCCACTAAATATGGATTTTCTACAAAGTTTGTAACTATATTATCATAGTTTGATACTCTAACAGTTACTCTATCAATAGTTCCATCTGAGGATGTGCCTATACCATCTGTTTCCATGGGATATGGCATATAAGACTCAGTTCCAAAGGTAACATTATAGTTTAGATCCGAATGAATATCACCTATTACCTCTGCTATTCTCCATGGAATATCAGCAGGCCAAGATAGCCCGGCACCGGAGCCGCTAGGATTTCCCTTTTCATTAGGAGGATACCATTCTCCTGGGTAATAAAAAGTTAGTAGTCTTACTACAGGAGGCTGTATAAAAGCATTCTTACTTCTAATAAAAGGACTATTGTTTATAGCAGTTATTACAGTAGAACTAGAATTTTGAGCATTACCAAGAGACAAATTAGAAGCAGCAAAACTAGGGGCTTCTGTATTACCAGTATCTCTTCTGACAATTACTGTATTAGATCCTGGCTTAGCAAACTCAAAAAAGTGTATTGCAGTGTTAGACTCTTCATACTCCCAGTTAGCTCTAGACTGATATTGACCAGCTACATAAACACTTAGTTCTCCAGCAGAAGCCGGAACCGTATTACCAGTAAGAGTAAAGCGTACTACATTTTCATTAGCAGGGGTAAAACTTTGAGAAGTTGATACGTTAGATATTTTATAGTGAGTACTTACAACAGACTCTCCGACTATAAACTCTTGATATACATTGTTAACTTTTACTTTTATATTATTAGTAAGGGTATTTACATTAGCAACATAACCAAAAGTATTAGAGCTTAAACCGATAAAATTATTACCGTTTTTAAAAGGAGCTGCATTTGATACTGTAATAATATAATCGTATAAACGAGTTGTCATTAATTAAAATCTTCCTGAAGATTTAGTCTTATATTATAGAAATTTTCAGTTAACTTAGATCCAGCTGAAATTACTTGTTGAATCTCTAAAGGTCCATTAAATCTTGTTCTTACTGTACCAGTATCATTAATATGAGTCAAGTCAAAAGTAAAAGTTTCATACTCTCCGCTACGTGCATAGTAAAAGTTTTCAATAGCTTCTTTTTCTACTCCAGAAATGTTTGAGTATATTATAGAGAAGGTGCGCTTAGGTCTACGAGATAATAATCTTCTTTTTTCATAACCAGATTGAGTAAGATACTTAGACACATTAAATTGGTCTTGCATTGCGTAACCATTATTAGGTTTTCTATCTCTCATATCTGAAAAACGACTCACATAACTAGACTCAGTAACAAAAGTTCTAATTTCTAAAGTAGTATTAGCAAAGTTACCACTAGCTCCAAAAGCTGCAGGAGCTGTATCTAAATCAATTCCATTAATACCTAAAGTAGCGCTTGGATAGGTATAAGCATCATTATTCTGCACAACACCCGATAACATAACAAATATTGAATTAGCGGTAGGCCCAGTTCCTAGTGCTGCGGTAGGTAGAGAAAAAGATGTTCGTACTCCATTTAAAATATAAGCATTACTATCAATTATAGTAAAAGCTGTGTTTGAATATTTAACATGGCTAACAACTAAATTAGGAGAGCTTCTAATCTTTCTATATCTAGCTGGAAGATCCACGCATTTAACTACCATAGAATCTGCGTCAGGAGGGTTATAAAAAGATAGAGTAGCATTATTGTTTGATAAATAATAAGACGTAACGTCTTGTACTATACCACCTATAGTTACAAAGACTTCTGCTGGGTAAGATACACTAACAGGTAGATTAAAATCTATTGCAGCCCCTGTATTTGTAAAAGTAGCTTCTCCGCTAGTTATTGTTGCAAACGCTGTAGCAGAGACTACTGCGTCATCTGGATATATAGCCATTACATATTCCCTCTAATTGATCTTCTTATTGGACCATTTGAATTTAGGTCTTTTAGTATTAGTTTTACGATAGCTGTTTCACCATCCATTTGAGTCTCACCCTGCTGTGCTTCTTTTTCAGAGCCTTTATTCTCGATCTGTACCTTAATGTTAGTTGGACCACCAGAAGACTTACCAGTAGCATTCATACGCTCAAGGTTACCCTTTCCGATTGCATCAACAGATGTTTTCTTCATTACGAATTCACCAGGCTCTAATAGAGAAGGAACACGGTCGCGCATCATTACTCCGCCGCCTGCGGCGAAACGTGATATAGCTCCATTATTCATTACTAAACCACCAGAAGCCTGACCAAAGCCAAATAAGCTACCAATCCAGCTAAAGAATCCCCCACCACCTCCACCACTAGCGCCAGTGTTCGCATTTTCAGCTATGGTATTTTGTTGAGTAGCTATTGTATTAGTACCTATAGCAGTAGTTTGAGCTACAGTCGCCGCTTGACCTGCTGTCTGAGCGCTCGTCACCATGCCAGTAGCAGTACCAAACATATCTAATTGTGGTATCATAGATTCTGTACTATTAGTTAAGCCATTAGCTGAATTAGATAATTGATCAAGGTTTCCAGTAGCTGCAGAAGTATTCTCTCCCCATTTTATCATAGATGGGTTTAAATTATCAAAATTTCCACTAAAGTCACCTAGTTTAGGGTTTACTTCTTCTAGTTTAGAACTAAAGTCTTCTATTACTTTAGTATCTGTTAACCCTTTATCAAATCCTGGAGCTACACTAGTATCTCCAAAAGCAACCCCTCGTGTTGGTGGTTGAAAACCTGTATTAATATTTGAAAGAGGTGAAGCAACTTCAGACATACCGTAAGTACCTGTAACAGTATTAAAATCTTTGTTAGTTATCATACCATTACCAGCATAAGAACCCGCAACTCCAAAGGTACTTTGGAAACCTGCAGGACCCATATTTGTATTAATTCCTGTAGATCCTAAAATAGCTGGGCTAGTTAACTGAGCTCCAGCAAGTGGCTGACTTAATAACGGTTGAGTAGCACTTCTTGTGACATTTAAAGCACCATAATTAGCTGCTTCTGTTCCAATAGCTCCAGCAGCTCCAGTAGCTCCAGTAGCTCCAAGATTTCCAGCAGATGAAAGTATAGGAACACTTAAAGATTTAGTAAGGGCTTCAGGATTATCAATTACTACCGATGTAGGGTCGGTAGGTGTTCCTGTTGGTGCATCTGCAGGTCTTCCTCCTAATCCTCTAGATACTACATTTTGAGCACCTGCTTGTACAATAGCGCTAGACCCTGCTTGTGTAACAGTACCAGCTCCTCCTTGTGTAATAGTACCAGCAGTTCTTTGTGCAATAGTTGGTGGTTGCATAGGTCCGATAGGACGATCGTACATCAGTCTACCTGCACCGCCTTGTGCTAAAGTAGAAGCAGCTCCTGCCCCTCCTTGAGCAGCAGCGCCTCCAGAAGCACAGGCACAAAACTCAGCCATATTAGTAACATAAACGGGGGTTATTCCTATGTCTTTTAACCCTGTTATAGATTTAGTTATATTTTCTCCTAAGCTTGAAGTTAAACTAGAAGATATAGCTGGGGTTATATTTTTGGCTAAAGTCTCAGAAATAGTAGAACCGCTTAGACCGGATATTAAGTCTCTAGTAAAACCAAATACTAGTTCTTTAATAGGTTTAGTGATTAATTCATTTAGAATAGCTTTTGTGACGTCTGATAATATGCTTATAATAAACTGCTTAAATCCTTGCTTAAAGTTGTTAAGCGTAAGAGTACCATTAGCTATAGCATCTACAAGAGAGTTTATACCTTTTTCAAGGTTAGAACTGACAGACTCTGCAAATCTTACGGCTACTATAATGAAAGAGTTACCGGCACGCTCCGCCTCTCTCTTGAGAATATCAAGAGATTGTTGGGCAGCTAATAGTCTGTTACCAGTCTCAAGTACAACAGCATTATATCTAGCTTGAGCTGCTGTGACAGCTTCATTAGTTCTAGTATCAGAAATTTGTTTTTCTAAAGATAGCTGTTGTCTCTGACCTTCTACTGTTCTACCTAAAGCCTTTTCTTGTTCTTGAAGAGCGATTAAATTATTTCTAGTAGCGTTAGTAACGGACTCTATGCCATTAGTCAAAGATCTATTAATATCTTCTATTTGTTTTTTAAGCTGCTCATTGATTAAGTTCTCTCTCTGAGTTATATTTTGTTCAACTCCGACTAAGGCACCGGCTCTTTCGGGATTATTAACTTTATAGACTTCTATTAGATCTCTTACATTTTGAGATAGTACTTTAGCTAGTTCTCTAGGATGATCAAGGAAAGCTTTAATCTGTTCTTGAATTGCTTGAGACTGTTTAACAAAAATTTCTTGTTGTCTTTTAGTTTCTTCAATTCTAAAACCTATATCTGTAGCTTTTTGAGTAGCATCAAGTTCTAATATACTTCTTTGTATTGTTAGTCTCTGATCTTCTCTTGTTGAGTTTTCCCTAGCTAATCTAACCTCGGCGTCGAGAGTTTGCTTAGCAGAAGCTACTTGTGCACCTAAAGCACGTTTTAAATCGTTTAGTTCTTCTTCTTTAAATCTAATCTCTATTAAACGTTTTTGCTGATCGGTAAATAAAGGACCTAGTACTCCAGAAGTAATAGACTTAGCTTCTTCTTCGCGACCTTTTCTAAGTATATCAATGCGTTCAGCAGAAAGCTCATTCACTCTCTGTTGTCTGGCAATGGCATTAATTTGATTTTGTATTATTAATGTATTTAATTCTTTTTGTTTTTCATTAATTTGTTGTTGAAGCTGAAGGTCTTCTTTTTGTATATTAATACGAGTAGTTAAAGCTTGTTTTTGAAGTTCTATAGTTTGTTTTTCATATTCTTTAGTAAGTTCAGCAGCTTTTTTAATACTCTCAAGAATAGAACCAGCTAGAGCTGATTTTGCTGAATCTGAAGCTTTTAATATTGTCTGTTCAACACCATTAAAAGTACTCTCTAAAGTTTCTCCTTCTGGAATAGGAATTGACTTTCTTAGCTGATCACCTGCTGCAGCTGTCTCTTTTAAAATATCTAGCTGATTTCTTTTTACTTCTAAATCATCAGTAGCTAATTTACCAGATGCATCTACTAACCCAGTTATATTATTTAATGCATTGATTTGTGAAGAAAAAGTTTTTCTTATAGAGTCTTGAACTCTTAAAATACTTTCTTGTACTTCTGCTTGTTTGTTAAACTCTGTTCTTTGTTGTTTAAATAAATCAAGCTGTTGTCTTAATAGTAGAAGTCTAGAGTCGTCAAATTTTACACCAGATTGTTGAAGATCTCTGATCTGTTTTAAGATCTCTTCTTCTGTAGCTAGAAGATCACTTCTAGCTTTTCCAATACCATTTAAATCTAACTGAGCTTTGTTAAGTTTTTCAGTATTTAAAATAGTATTAACATTAAAAGCTACTAATCTTTGTTGAATATTAGTGAGTTCTTGAGCACCTTTTCTTCTACTCTCTTCTAAAGCGAGTATCTGCTCAGTAGTATAAACTTGTCCCTGTACTTGCCCGTTTAAGGTTCTAATATTTAAAGCACCCTCTTTAGTAGCACTTACATACTTAAATAATTCTTTAGTTGATATACCTGTATCAGCGGAAATTAAACCAACTATTTGAAGTTGCTCTTTTCCTAAGTTAATAATTTGTTTTAAACCTTCTA